AGAGTCCGCAGCAGGATACGCAGGCTCGGGCAACTTTTGCCGTAACCTCGTAGCCAATAGTACGAATTGGGCTGCAATTATGGGCTACGCAGACAGCACCGGCCGCTCGCTTTACACTGCTTCAAACCCTATGAATAACGCAGGCGACACGGTAGGCACTTCTCTAGTCGGTACAGTTTTGGGAACTAACCTATACGTAGACCCACACTTTGCACCAGGCGCGGGAGATGACACTATGCTATTAGTCGCCCCAGAAGCTGCAACCTTCTACGAGTCACCAACCCGCCAAGTACAGGTAAACGTCATTGGCTCGGGACAAATTGAAGTTAGCGTATACGGTTACGCCGCTATTGCGGTAAAAAAGCCGTTAGGTATCCGTAGGTTCAACGTAGCGTAATCCCTTTAATTGTGCGGGGGGTGCTGCCCTGTGCCCCCCGCATACTCAAAACTGAAAGGTTGAACAAATGGCACTTATAGACATTACCGAACTTAAAAGCGTGTTAGGCATTGGTTCAATTTATCCAGACGCAGAAGTACAGCAAGTTGCGGACGCGGCGCAAGATGTTATCTTAAGTTTTCTAGATTTTAACCGCTCTTCAATTACAGCGGTTCGCCTAGATGATAACGTTGCAACCTTCACCGCTGCCGCTCCTGTAGATTTTGTCATAGGCCAGAGCGTAACAATTACAGGCTGCGGCGCTGCGTTTAATGGGGTTAGGGTGGTAACTAGCCTTAAGTCTGCTAATAGCGGATTTATTGTAAATGACAATACTATTTTTGTAGGTAATCAAGCCTATGTATTCACGGCCGCTATCACTAACGCCGACATTATCCCAACGCCGATTAAACCACGCGGCCAAGCGCTTTTAACTTCTCAAGCTGCTTTATACGATTTAGACGCCCGCGTACGCACTGCCACTATGGCCATAGCCGTAGATATTTGGGACACCCAAAAGGGAACAATGGGGCAACAAGGCGTAGACTTTGCCCCCGCCCCGTATCGCTTAGGCCGCTCAATGCTTCAAAGAGTAATTGGCCTACTTGGCGGAAACGTCGACACTAATTCAATGGTTGGGTAATGGCTAACCTAGTATCGCTACGTAACACATTAGCCACAGCCTTAGGCGCGGCTGGCCGTGTAGTTTACGCTTTCCCGCGTGAACAGATAACCCCGCCGGCTATTGTCTTAGTGCCTTCCAGCCCATACATTACGCCCGTAGCTATTGGCGGATTAAGTAACCGGCTTAACGTGCGTTTTGCTTTAACTGTGGTAGTAGGCGCTGCAGATAACCAAGCCGCTTTAGCCAATATTGAGACCTTAATGCTTGACGTATACAACGTTTTACCAACTGGGACGGGAATTATTAGCGGCTGGTCACAGCCACAAATAGAAGAAGTTTCAGGTAACCAAATGCTTACTAGCTCTTTAACCATTGAACTAGTAACTACCAACTAACAAAAAGAAAAGGAAGGGTCAGAAATGGCAACTTATATTACCGGTAGGGACTTGACCCTAACCATAGACAGCGATAGCTACGACGCGCAAGCTTCAACAGTAACGCTTACGACCGAACTAAACCAGGCCGTATTAGAAGTACTTTCAGGACGCGCATATAAGACAATTGACCAGACCGCTACGCTATCCGTTGAAATGTTCTCGGACTGGGGCGCGGTAGGTTCATTATGTGACGCACTCTGGGACGCAGCACTAGCAGCGCCCGATACCGCTTTAGTATTTAGTTTTGACGCTAACGGCTCGACATTCTCGGGCTCTTGCTTTCCAAACTATCCCGTAGCCGGCGGCGGAGCGGTAGACGTGCTTACTACAACCGTAGAGCTAATCATAGAAGACGGCACAGTAGCCAGAATTTAACCCAACTAGAGAACAGGGCACCACATGAAAATGACACTAGAACTAAAAACTATAGACGGCGAAGNATCGCTACTTACTACTTTGCCGGCGGATTTTATAGCGTGGGAGCGACACACAAAACGCAAGATAAGCGACTTAAGCGAAGGTATAGCTATGGAAGATTTAGCCTTTTTAGCTTATTCAATAATNAAGCGCCAAGGAGTCATAGTNAAGCCTTTTGATAGTTGGATAAATTCTATAGAAGATATAGAGCCAAAAGAGGAAGCCCCAAAAGCCACGAGCTAGGAAGTTTACAACGGCTACTAATAGAAATTGCGGTAGCCACGCAAACCGCCCCTAGCTTTTGGGAAGACAGAAGCGCCGAAGACTTGCTAACAGTGCTAGAGATTTTAGAAAGGAATAAAGAAGGTGGCCGATAAAGAAACTATAGTTATTAAGGCAGACCCTACAGACCTTAAGAATCTTTACGCCGCTTTCAAGAATCTTGAAAAGGACGCTAACGACGAACTTAAAAGCAAGGTAACGGCTATTAGCGCTTGGACGGCTACCAGGATACAGGCCGCCGCCGAGCGTGCCCCAATGCCTAAGCAAGCTACCAGAGTAGCCACAACGGCAAAAGCCAATAAAGACCGAATACCTAATATAACTATTGGCGGCAGTAAAGCCCGTTTTAGTGGTGGCGCGGTATCTGGGCAAGTTTTGTTTGGTTCAGAATTTGGAGCAGAGCCATTCCTAACCAAGCGCGTAAACGGTTCTAATCTTGGCGCTAACACTTTCGGAGAAAATAAAGGCCGGCGCTTTCCAGATATGAGCCCGCCATACAACGGGGGTAACGAGGGGTATTGGATATTTCCAACCTTGCGAGATAACCAACAAGAAATAACTACCGCTTGGATTATGGCAGTAGAAAGTATTCTTAACAATTGGGCTAGGGGTTAAAAATGGCAAATATTAGAACTCTAAAGCTAAACCTATTAGCGGACGTTTCTAATTTTACTAAAGAATTAGGCGGGGTGCAAGGCCAATTAAAAGGCTTTCAAAATAGTATCAAGAAGGCCGGACAAGTTGCCACCGTCGCACTAGGTGGATTAGCCGCCGCAGGGTTCACAGCTGTACGAGCTGCCGAGGAGGTAGCAGTCGCTAACGCCCGACTAGATACCATTCTTACAAGTATGGGATACCCCGAAGCCACTAAGCGCGTTACCGACTACGCCAAAACGCTAGAAGCTACTACGGCAGTAGATGAAAACGTAATAAAATTAACCCAAGCTAAGTTAGCAACTTTCAAAGAATTGACCGCGACTATTAACGTAGCCGGCGGGGCTTTTGATAGGGCAACTAAAGCGGCCTTAGACATGGCGGCTTCTGGTTTTGGCGACGCGGCAAGTAACGCGGTACAACTTGGTAAGGCGCTTAATGACCCGATTAAAGGCATTAACGCTTTAACCCGCTCGGGCATAACTTTTACGACTGAAGAAAAGAAGCTTATAGAAACGATGGTGAAGTCTGGCAACGTGCTGGGCGCTCAAGAAATGATACTAAAAGCCATTGAAGTACAAGTAGGCGGTACGGCAGAAGCCACAGCTAATAGCTCGGCTAAAATGGGCATAGCCTTAGGGAATGTGCAAGACGCCATAGGCTTAGCCTTGCTTCCGGCCTTTGAAAGACTATCTACTATTGTGTTAGAAAACACACCTAAGTTAGAACAATACGCCGGCACTTTCCTAAAGGTAGGCGCGGCTATTTTGGTACTGGCCGTAGCCGTAAAGACTTTGCAAGTTGGCTTAGCCGCTATTTCCATTATTATACGTACGGTCACTTTGCTTACAGCTGCTTTTAACTTTGTATTGGCGCTTAACCCTGTAGGCCTAGTAGTACTTGCCATAGTTGCGTTAGTGGCCATTCTTGTAATTGCCTATAACAAATTCGAGCCATTCAAAAACTTAGTAGACGACGTTTTTAGTGTTATGAAAAAACTAGGTAGTTTTATTAAAGACGTATTTATAGGTTATTTTGAACTATGGCTTAACATTATTAACAAGGTTAGGGACGCTATCCAAGGGCTCGTTAATGCAATCGGCAATAGCTCAATTGGGCGAGCCTTAGGCGGCATAATTAACAGGGTTACCGGCACTAGAGCCGCCGGCGGTTCTGTAAGTGCTGGGCAGTCTTACCGCGTTGGAGAATTTGGTAGTGAAATATTTACCCCTAACAGCTCGGGAGTTATACGCCGCGACAACGGCGGCGGCGGTAATACGTTTATACTTAACGGAATCGTAGACGCTCAAAGTGCCCGCCGAACAATTGAGAAATTATTACAGGACAGCGCCCGCCGCACTGGTGCGGTAAGTCTAGTTGGCGCGACATTGTGACAACTTACACGCCGTACCCTACGGTATCTTTTGCTGGCACAACTTACACGGACGAAGTCATAGCTAGTATTTCCGTTACTAATGGCCGCCGCGACATTATGGAGCAGCCACAGCCAAGCGTAAGCGCTGTAGTAATGTTTACAGACGCGAACACCCCGCTAACCGTTGAACTATCGCAGCAGATGAACATAAAGATTTCCGACAGCACCGGCGCTTATCAAACTATCTTTGCCGGCACAGTTTCAGATATAGACATTAGCCTAGACCAGTACGGCGACATTGGAAATATAGCCACTTACTCTATAACCTGTGTAGGTGTGCTTGCGCTGCTAAATAAACGTACGGCCGGTTTTGGTGGTTTTGACGAGGAGCTAGACGGTACAAGAATCTTAAACATTCTTACCCAAGCGTTTTTAACTAATTGGTACGACGTGAGCCCTACCCTAACTTGGGCAGAATTTCCAAATACGACAACTTGGGCAAATTACGACGGGGTTAATTTAGACATAGTTAATAATCTAGCCGCCAATATAGACGCGGGGCTATACACACTCAGCGCATACAGCGACGGCGAGACTAACGCCTACCCACTGGCTCAAGCTGCCGCGCAGTCAGGGCGCGGAGTTTTGTATGAAGACAACTTAGGCGAAATTCACTACGGCGACTTTGAAGCAAGGGTAAGCGATAGTTTTATCACTTTAACGGCGGACGACATAAACGCAAGGGGACTTACCACAGCCGCCCAATGGTCAGAAATTGTGAATGACGCTACGGTAACTTATACCGGCGGCTCAAGAAATGCAAGAGACGAAACTTCAATAATTCTTTATGGCCAGTTGGCGGGCTCTCGCAACACTACGTTAAAAAACGCAGACGACGCAGCAGACCAAGCTTTAGCCTTTGTCGAAGCTAGGGCTTACCCGCTCACCTATCCCGAGACTTTAAGCGTGCCGCTGCATAGTCCAACGGTAAGCAACATAACGCGGGATTTACTTATAGCTGCTAACGTCTCGGACGCGGTTACAACTGCCGCCCTGCCGGCGGTATTTGGAAACACCTTTAACGGATTTATCGAAGGCATAAACTGGCAAATAACCCGCTATACGGCGGACTTGACTTTAACGCTTTCGCAAATAACCGAGACTTACCCTAGCTTGATATGGTTTCAAGTTCCACCCGCAACTACTTGGGCGGGGTATACTCCAAGTAATACCGAATGGAAGGACGCATAAAATGGCAGTTACACCTAATTACTCG